AGCCTTAGCTGCTTGACGCTTGTCTGGATATAAGTCAGCTACTTCATGTACTTCACAAGGCAGTTTAAATACTTTGTGAGCGATTGTACTGTGGAAGTTACCGCCAGACTTAAATACATCTTTAAGCTCTTCATCATCTGCTAGTACCGCTGCAACATATACTTCTGCTGTTGTTAAATCCATTGCGATGATCTTGTGTCCTGGAGCAGCTTTGATACAGCCCTTAACAGCAGGATTATCACGTGGCAACTGTTGCATGTTTAGCTTACCAGATGAACTAAGACGCCCAGAGGTAGTACCATGTAGATTAAAACCTGTACGCAATCTGCTATCACGGTCAAGCTGTGGTATAATCTTGTCAAGGTATGTATTCTTGATCTTAGATTTTTGTCGTATGTCCAGAATGAGTCCTGGTACGTCGGATTTCTCTGCCAACTCGCCAAGGACTTCCGCATCTGTAGAATCTGCGCCCGTTCCCGTTTTCTTTCCAGTTGGGGGTAAGCCCAAGGCATCAAACAGTAAGCTACGAAGTTGAACAGTAGAGTTAGGGTTGAATTGCTTACCCTGAATTTCCTCAAACTTACGAATCTTTTCATTTTCATACAACTTTGCTATTGCGTTGTCAATGTCGTTCTGCATAACTTCTTGAGCAATGAGTAGACGTTGACGGTCAAATGGTACACCGTTATCTTGTACATCAATCAAGAAACGAGTACCTGGGATCAGGATATTCTCATAAACCCAGTTAAGTTTTGGATTTTGTTTGATCTTTATGAACTTCTCGTAGAGTAAGAACGTACAAAGTGCATCCATACCTGCATAAAGTTTCATAATATCAAACGGAATCATATCCCAGCTGAATTGTTCTTTGAGTAATCCATGTTCTTTTTTATACTGTTGAATCCAATCGTACATTGGTTTCTCGTAGTCGCCATATGGAGTATATTTCATAGTTAGCGATTTAAGACCGTGTGTACCTGGGTTTTCGTCAATAACGTAGTGAAGTAACATAGTATCTTCAAAACGAGGGAACTTGAAGTTGAAGTGATACTCAAAGAACGCAATATCGAATTTAGCATTGTGAAACACGACAATCTTCTTGTCAAAGAGTTCTTGGAGCAAAGACTCTGTTGTTTCATCAAAGCAATTAGTGTCGATATAAGCACCTTTCTTATCATCATACGCTAGGGAAATACCTAACATGTGACCGTCACGAGGCCAAAGACCAGTGGTCTCTGAATCCAGTGCAACGTAGTCAAGCGGAGCGTCAATAGCAGCTTGAATAAAAGCATTAGCTTCTTCAGTATCTTGGATACCAAAAGCAATACTCTCATCAATTACTACATCTTCCTTCTCATCGTTGATGTATTCGATGATTGACTTCTTACTGTCCTCCCAAGTACGACGAGCCTCTGGCTTGAACGCTAACATGGCAGGATTGATAACAGGTAAGAACTTCTCTTCAACTTTCTTACCTGAATATTCTGTTACGGAATTAATCTTAGTGAAAAACTTTAGTGCGTCAGAACCGACTAGGATGATCCAATCGTAGTCATCTACGTTGATGTCAATGTCACAGTCGCGTTTTAGCACTTTTTTGATAGAAGGGTCAGAACAAAGTTGGTAGCGATCAAATTCAAATGCGCCATCAAACTCGTCTGCAAAGTTGGTTTTACTTGGTTTGGTCTCTATTAGAGCGACCTTTGGGCTCGTCATATATACTCTCCTATGAGTAAAGTTTTTGTTTAAGTGATTGTATTTGTTTCTCTGTTAAAGCTCCAGGATCAATTTCTTTCGATCCAAAACGTATTGTACGATGCTGTAAGCCTAGATTGTCGCACAGTTCCATGATATGTGCTGCACCTTTCTGACCTGCTTCATCATTATCAAGGAATATGTCGATACGATCTACACCTTTCATTTGAAGTATGGACAATTTGTCCTCAGTTACATTCTTTACTCCAAAACAACACATTACGTTAGTCATTCCTTTGTCTTGCAAATTAAGCATATCGTATATGCCTTCCACTAGCATAATAGTACTTTTTAGTGGAGTTACTTGTGGATATAGCGGTAGTTTTGCGCCAGCAGGTTGGTTTAGGTACTTAGGCGTACCATCGCCTGTGTGTCTACCTACGAATACCGCTATGTCGCCAACCCCGTCGCGGATTGGAAACACAATTCTACTGGTAAATACGTTTCTACTACCATCATCGTTTGGAGCCTCACAAGTAAAGGCTTCAAACTTCTTATATGTTGCAGGACTAATTCCACGCCAGTTGCCTTGATAAGGTACATAACCTTTTGGTAGTGGCAGTCCGATACTTTGAGCCATTACATTATGTATCTTACGTTTTAAGAACTCACGTTTCATCTGTATTGCATTAGGTTTCTCTCCGAAGTGAGTAAAGACATTACCTTTGAACTCACAAGAGAAACAGTTAAAGATACCAGTAACTTGGTCGATTCTCATACTAGGGCTACTATCGTCATGGTCTGGATTCAGACATTTGACTACATAGTCAGCACCTTTTGGTATATAGTGTACACCCTTACTTTCTAATAATTCTAATACGTTCATTCATACCCCAATCCATACTGTATATTATCAACCCATTCGTAATAGTTGTCAAGCATTTCTGCGTCAAATAAGTGCATATATTCTGATAAATGCACTACTAGGATATCTGCATCTTCCCACTGTTTAGTGTCTATAAGATGCTCTAGTTCTTCGAAATGCGGTAATAAAAAGTCGCTTGGGTTAGTTATCATTCTTTTTTCCTGCTAAATGTTCAAGTCTTAGCAGAGTTATCTGCATTTGTTCTAATTGTGAGTCTGTGAAATGTTCGTGAAAGCAAGAAAGATAAGTTGCTATCATACTTGCTTCTTCGTAGTCTTTTAAGGACATATTAACACACAATGCCCAAAAGCTTTCTGCTATAAGAGTATCTTGATCCATTATTTTCCTATATGTTTGATACCGTCTTTTGGTATTACTTGGTATGCACCTTTATTGTAAGCTACTGCGACAGTGTAGTTTTTAGATACTTCTTGTTTGATCTTAGTATCTGGACTTACACTAGTATCACATATCCGCGTATCAAGAGATTTAACATCATCAGCACGAGTACGACGATAGCTATAATCAGGAATGGACGAAGTACCATTTGGAGTATGTCGTCTATGTCGTGTTCTTGTTGTCGTTGTTTTCTTTCTTCTGCCTGTTTGGTCATAGTTAATAGCACCGTGAATAATCATAAAAAAAGCCTCCCTATTCAATATACATATATTATACACGAATAGGGAGGCTTTGTCAAGATGTATTTGCACCTAGAGGTCGAAAGGGGCTTCATCCACTTTGTGGGATGTCTCTTCTTTTTCAGAAGGAGTCTGAGCTGTCTCAGGTCCAATCTTGAGAGTTTCCCAATCGACTACAGAGGTGAAAGAGTCCATAGATGCGTTACGCATTTTCACACAGTTGAATGTCATACATCCATCTTCGTGATCCCAGGTTTCTAAGGCGTAAGCCGCATCTGCCGCATCGAGAATACCTTTAGCAAAGCGAGCTTCACCACTAGCATCTGTTTGATACGGACTAAACACTGGAACGTTGTGTTCCTGCGCCATAGACTTCAATGCTTTACTAACTTCGATCTGTTCTGTCCAGTCATACTGACCGTTACGGTTTGGTACATTAGATCTTTTTACTTGGTTGATATAGTCAACAATAACGATACCTACGTTGTTCTTCTTGACTTTCTTGTCAAGCTCTGCACGAATTTTAGAAAGAGTGAGAGATGGATCATAAACTACATCTATCTGCCGAGTCGGGAGAAGCTCGCAGTTAGTTGTCAGATTGTGATGGAATTTCTCAAAGTCTCTGTGTTCTCTATATTGTTGAATATGTTCTTGACCATTTTCAAAACGACCTGCCCACCATTCCGCAACCTTTGTCCACTCTGTAACCGAAAGGTTTCGATTACGGATACGTGAAAAAGATACGCCTGTAGCAACAGAACAAATACGTTGTAGTGTCTGACGACTATCCATCTCGATGGTGAAATAGATAGCTGATCTGCCAGACTGGTACACGTTGTTAGCAATGTTTGCACAAGTAAGAGACTTACCAGCCCCGCGACGACCCCCTACAAGGATAAGATCCTTTGGAGAGAACTTGATGTTTTCATCATAGTCGCTGTTCAAGCCAAGTGCTACATACTTATTAAGTTCTTCTTCCTTCTCGAAAAGCGAGATGCGTTGCATACTCTCCTCAGGCTGCTCTAGGTCTACCTTTTCTTCTACAGTCAATACAATGTTATGCAAAGCGTTCACAGACTCGTCTGCGGTTGCATAAGACACTGTATTGTCGATATAATCTTCGAGTTGGTTCAGAATTTCTTTTTGAGCATACTCATTTTTGAGATACTCTAGAAGCGTCCATGCTTCAACATCCACTTCAATCGCTTCAATCGACAACACTTTCTCAAGAGTTGGCTTATCACGAATTGACAGTTTGAGGTCATCAAACGAGGGAAGTTCATGATATTTCTCTAAGTGCTTGTCGATCTCACCGAACAAACGGTGGTATTGAGAGGGAAGATAGTGTTTACGAACGTAACTCCACGTATCAGAGTCGTGTAACGCAATCACTTGCTTTATCAATGCACTTGCAATATTCAATTAAACGTCCCCCCGAACATGATGAAGTCCCACACGAATGTGTGAGACTGTATAACTAAGAAATAGTGTTAGCTAAGATTAGCCAGCAGCTTTTTCTTTCTTGCTAGCGCCATCGTAGTCAGCTACGCTGATACCGCGACGAGTAAGCATGGTTTTAACACCACGAGCAGTCTTACCAATTGACTCAGCGATTGCTTCGACAGTCATGCCAGAAACATCACCTAAGTCAGCTAAAGGATCAGCTTTGTTAGTGCCTTTAGTGTTTTCTTGACGTGGAATAGCGTCGATGTCACCTGAGCGTAATAAAGATAATGCTTTACCACGGATAGAGTTAACAGAACGATCTAACGCGTCAGCGATTGCTTCAACGAACGCACCGTCATTTACCATAGAGATGAAAGTAGCTTCTTCATCTTCAGAGTAAGTACGTTGAGCAACTACTTTTTCAGCAGGCTTAACGTGACCAGTTAGTTCCATTGATAAGATTTTACCTTGGATAGACTTAGCTGAGAACGCGCCACCTTCGAAGTGATTTGCGATTTCTGCGTAAGTGTAAGTACCAGAGTTATCTTCTACAAAAGCTTGTAAAGTAGCTTCTTGATCTGCGCTGAAAGACTTTCCACCAGCTTGTGATGCTAATTCAACTTCGAAGCCCATTTTACGTAGCTTAGAAGATACTGAACGAGCAGAAGTTTCTAGGTTGTCTGCTGCTTGAGCAACAGTTGCTTGAGATACAGGGCTCTCGTCACCGACGAAAGTAGTTAATTGTGCTGTACGCTCTTCAGTCCACTTAGGAAGTGCCATATTTATTTCTCCAATAATTGTTTTAAATTTGTAATAATAGTTACGCCAGATTCTCTGGCTTTTTGTGTTTTAGACGACTCTACCCCAGATTCATTTACTAGGATAGTGACAAGCTTTGTTAGGCTTGGTTTGACTTCATAGCCAGAGCTTTGTAGGGCTTTTGTTGCCTCAGCTTTAGACTTGAAACTCTTCAGTTTGCCGCTTATGCACACAATTCCTTTAGACGCTACAGTAGTTGCGCTTGTATTGCTCGTAAACTTAAAGTCAAACGGTAACATGCCGTCATAGTAAGAATAAAAGTCTTTCTTTAACCAAGAAAGTAGGTTTTCCGTAGCTTTCGGACCGAGTCCTGCTCGCTCACAGTTATCTCTAGTAATGTCATTTATATGTTTGCATATGGTAGATAACTTTTCAGTAGCAGACTTACCTATTAGCGGAATAGAAAACGCAGGGAGAACTACATTGAGTGGAGCACCACGAGAGTTCTCAATCTCAGCGTGTAGTTTCTCTGCGAGTTTTTGGGAGGAAAGACACTCTGTTATCTCCTCTACAGATAAACTGTAGATTTGATCAATATCTTCGAGATCTAGTTTAGCAATAGCTGATGGACCTAGTCCTTTGATCTTTAAGGTTTTTGCAAAGTGCTCAATTTTTTTCTGCATCTGTGAACCACAAGATGGGCTAACGCAATACAGAAGATGATTTTTCCATACAAGAGCCGACGAACACGAAGGACATTGCGTTGGTGGTAAAATCTCTGACATTTAGTACTTCTCCCAAAGTTGAATGTATATTATAATAGAATGAGTTAAAAAAGTCAAGAACTTTTTTTAACAACGTCTTACTATTCTGGGGATAATCTCGCCCGAACGTATGACCTCTACAGAACAACCCAACTCTAGGTGAAGTTCTTGAATGTACTCGATGTTGTGTAGAGTAGCGCGAGAGACCATCGCATCACCAATTAGTACTGGTTCTAGGATAGCAACTGGAGAAACAACTCCAGATTTTCCTACCTGCCACTCTACATCGAGTAAGGTTGTGACTACGCCATCTTGTTGTTCCTTGAGTGCAAAAGCACCACGAGGATGATTAGATGTGTAGCCAAGCTCACGAAACTTTATACTATCGTCTAGTCGATATACAATACCGTCTTTCGGATAGTTTGTGTGGTCAAATGTATCAATAGTCTGGAAACCAAAGTCTTGAAGCAAGCCAAGGGTTTCGGTATAACTATCTCGCATATAACCTGCCATATCGTAAGCAACAAATTGTAGTGGGCGTTTCTGGAACTCGTCCATGTCCTTTAAGTTTAGTGACCCCGATGCGAGGTTACGAGAGTTTTCTATTGTAGACGGAGCTACAACTTCTCCCGTAACTTGTATAGTACTAGTGAAATCAATTTCAGTAGGCACTAAGTAACGCATCTTGTCAGTAATATCACGACCTACTTTACCATCTCCACGAGTGAGTGCTAAAGCTAGTTGTCCCGCTACGTATAGAATGGATACTGCTGCACCATCTAGTTTTGGGGTTTCTACGCAGTCGCGAATATCTAAAGGAGCTTCATTAATGTCGAAACATTTTTGAAGAGAATACATTGGGTGTTTATGAGGAACTCCATCAGTTACCTGATAACCTACACGTTCGAAACCTGTCTGGTCTGCAAGGGCATCATACTCAGCATCCGAAATAATCGGGTTGCCTTCATAATATGCTCTACTTGCGTTCTCTAAAAACTTACTCAATTCTATATTCTCCCACTCAATTTATATGTATATTATACAAGGAAAAGCTGGATTAGTCAAGAATTATTTGACGTAAAGGTCAGAAATAATGTCTTTGAACTCTTCCTCTATTATACTCTTAGATTCCGCTAGAGATAGTATCTCTGTCAATCCAATAAACAACTCGCGAGAGTTTTCTATTGTCAATGGCATTGATATACCTTTTGGCGTAGGTTTCCATTCCTCATTGAAATCTAAGTAGTACTGCCGTAAGCTAAGGTACTCCACACCACGAAAGGTAGAGACCGTCAAACGGACTTGGATCAGTTTTTCAGAATCATACGAAATGACTCTTTCAAACAACTCGGGTGCTTCATACAATTCCATAGTTACCGCGCTCCTCTATTCTTTAGAATACCAGATAACGGAACTACACTCGTTACATTTTTTGGTTTGATAAGACGATAAGAGTCTGTATCCCAGCAAAAAGTGAGTAAAGTGTCGGAACTTTCTTTAGCCCGATTACGTTTGCCCTCGATATATGGAGTGCTAAAGTCTAACGTGCAAACATTGTACTTTAGCTTTTTACTGTTTTCACTACGATAAGTGATAACAGCATCGCCATACTCTTGGACGAGCTGTGCTAGTTCTTCTTTTTTCACAGTTGCTCCTCTGAAGCAGGTTAGCAAAATCCTTTACTGCACTGACTTTCTTGGGAGTGTGTAGCCCCCGAAGGGGCGGGGGATTAGTTATTGATTGCAGTGATTACAGTAGTGAAGTACTGTGCTGCTTTGCCTGTCAACTTGCCAACGATTTCTTCGTCAACTTCTTGACCTGCATCACTTAGCGCAGCTGTAAGAGCTTCGATAGCCGCTGCTTTTGATACTCGACCGCCACCAGTAGATTTGGTAGCAGAACCGCCACCAGCACTAGGAGCTGGAGTTTTCTTGACATAAACACCTGCTTTAGTAAGAATCATACGAACACCATTTGGAGACTCTTCCAATTCTTCTGCGATCATCTTCACGATCTCCATAGAATTTTCTGGAGTTGGTT